AGGCGGTATGTAATTTTAGTATCGCCACTACGGATAGTTGGAAAGATAAAGACGGAAAGAAGCAAGAACGTACCGAATGGCACAATATTGTCATGTATCGCTGGATTATTTCTGCTGGCATGGCTTGGTGATGATGTAGTACCGATGATTGATGAACATGAGGAAGTGGAGAATAGCAATGGATAAGGAAAACACAATGAATTTGTACCAACGCATAAACGAAGTTAGAAAATCAATCAACTACGTGCAGAAGGATAAATCTGTCAGCACTGGTGGTGGTAGCTACAAAGCTGTTACGCATGACCAAGTAACAGGCATGGTGCGTGAGCATATGGTTAAACATGGCATTGTTAGCTATCCGATATTAGTAGATAGCACCAGCAACGCTAAAGAAGGCGAAGCAAAGCAATTTAGATACGAGGCAACCTATGACATCGTATTTTTAAATGCTGATTTACCTACTGAAACCTTGACGATAAGAATTCAAGCCCATGCAATGGATAACGCAGACAAAGCACCAGGCAAAGCATTAAGTTATGCCAAGAAGTACGCAGTATTAAAACTGTTTGAAATTGAAACTGGCGAAGATGAAGAAAGCCGTTATAAAGATAAAGAAACATTTGATTATGAGTTTTATACAAAGATACTAGAAGGCGCTGCAACAATAGAGGAATTGCAAGATAACTATCTAGCGGCTAAAGAGTCGGCAACTAAGTTAGGCGATGCAACTGCTATTAAAGGCATTAACGCTAAAACTAAAGCTTTGAAAGAGGCTAAATTTACGGAGGTGGCAAAATGATTGAACAAGGATCAATAGAGTGGAAACAGTTACGCGCTGGCAATGCTACAGCTTCACGCATTGCAGACGTTATTGCAAAGACTAAATCAGGTTACTCAACAAGCCGAGATAATTACATGACGGAGTTAGTGATTGAGCGTTTTGGCGTTATCTCGGAAGGATTTACTAACACGGCTATGCAACATGGTACAGAGTGCGAACCATTTGCTAGAGCTACTTACGAGAGCGTTAATCGCGTAATGGTTAATGAAATAGACTATGTGCCACATCCAACAATTAAACGCGCTGGCGCTTCACCTGATGGGCTTATTGATGATGGTTTATTAGAGATTAAATGCCCTAATTCAAACACACATTTTTCATACCTAATAGCCAATGAAGTGCCTGAAAAGTATAAACCGCAAATGGCATGGCAAATGGCTTGCACTGGTGCTAAGTGGTGCGACTTTGTGAGCTTTGATAATCGTGTGCCTGATGATTTGCAATACTTTGAAATTCGCTATAACCGTGATGATATTTACATTGAAATGCTAGAGCAAGAAGTGACAAAGTTTTTGCTAGAAGTTGATGCTAAATATCAGCAATTAAACCAATTAATTCAACTAAAAAAGGCTGCATAAAATGGCATCAGTAAACAAAGTAATTCTAGTCGGCAATTTGGGCAAAGACCCTGAAGTAAGGTTTATGCCAAATGGCGAGGCGGTATGTAATTTTAGTATCGCCACTACGGATAGTTGGAAAGATAAAGACGGAAAGAAGCAAGAACGTACCGAATGGCACAATATTGTCATGTATCGCAAGCTTGCTGAAATCGCAGGTGAGTATCTAAAGCAAGGCAAGCCTGTGTATGTAGAAGGTCGCTTGCAAACACGCAAATAGCACGTTACTAGTAAATCTATATTTAATCTCAATTAGCATTTGCTATCACCTTTCCACAAAAGTTATGTATCTCGTTTTTATTCATTGATGCGCGAACTTCAATACATGCCGATTCGCTCACAACTGGCTCACTCTCAAAGTAATCATTGAGCATCGCACCAGCTACAACAGCGACAACGATAAACAGCATCGGTAGAATGTCGCTAGACGTTTTCATTAGGGTTATTTTGGTTGTTGATAACATGATTAACCCCACGCCATTTGATTTTTAAGAAAGTCGTATGCTTCTGCATTGAGTACATCACGGCGTTTTATTTTTGCTTCAAGCTTTGCCGTAAAGTTATCAATTGCGCTTATTTTGTCGTCAATATTTGAAGTGCTTGCATCTACAATTGCTCTAACTTCTGCGTAGCATTCACATAGCGCATCACCTAAAAAAGAATCATCAGCAATATATTCAGCTAGTAGCTCGTCTGCTTTCCGTTCAATGTCGTAATCTGTAATCATTTTTGCTATCCTTTACTCGGAATAAATCCAATATTGTGCATTTCGCCACTAACTACATAAGCAACATCACGAACTCCATTCTCTCTATAAAATTTATTAATTTTTGAGCATTGAGATAATGCTGTAGATGAATTTAAATATGTTTTGAAAGGCTCTCCTGCCCATGCCATAAGTGAATGCTCACCAGTTACACCATTAACATCTTTTAAAACCGCCCAAACTGTCATTTTGCTATCCTTTAAAATTTACTGATTCGCTTATCAGGACTTATGCCACTTGGCACAGCGAAATCGCCTGTATCGGAGGTGATGCACGTTCTATTCTGTACTTTGCTGGCGTACTTGGCTGCTTATCGCTTAACCGTTCCAATCGCATTCATTCCGTTTCGTTACTGCATGGATAAGAGTATATAGACACTTATGTCTTACTGTCAAGACCTAAATGTCTTATTTCGCATAATAAATGGAAAATAAAAAACCAGCATATAGCTGGCTTATTGAATTACTTATATAGGGAGTTACTGCGGATCAGTAAGAATTTTAAAAGCTTCTTCTATTTTACTATACATAGCTTTTTGTTTTTTGCTTTCAGACTCTAGCATCGGTGGATTAATTATATTTAAGTCTGCAATCAGTAATTGCCATACTTCTAGTCCATTATATAGTGCAATTTTTTCTAGCGATTCTAAGTGCGCCCAGTTCTCACCATTTTCAATGCGACCATAAGCACGCTGCGCCATACCAAACTTAGCAGCATATTCCTCTTGGCTTAACTCGGATTTAGTCCGCAAAGCCTTCAAATTCTTACTAATTATCTCTTTTAACGTCATAAGTTGATTTTAATACAATAAATAAGACATTTGGGTCTTGACTAACAAGACACTTAAGTCTTAGAATGTACCTACTATGATAAACACAGTAATTACAGAACTAAATAAGCGCAAATCTGAATGGGATGATTTCTCAAAAGTAACTGGCATTTCTACAAAAACCATTTACCGAATTGCGAACGGATTAACAGACCCTGTTTATAGCAATGTAGCGAAACTCTATTTATTGCTTAAACAAGCTGCATGACCGAACTATATTTTTTTGGCCTAGATTTGGCTATACAAACGATTACAAACTATTTGTATGAGGGTGGAAACGATGGAATTAGATACGATAAATGATGCGTTAATTGAGTGCGTAAAGGCCGCTGGAGGCTCTAAATCTGTCGGCTCAATACTATGGCCAGAAAAGACAGTAAACGATGCACAGAGGCTATTACTTGCTTGCTTGAACATAGAGCGCAGCGAGAAGTTATGCCCTAGCCAAACTATGTTAATTCTAAAATTAGCTAAAGATGCTGGCTCTCATGTTGGCATAGAGTTTATATGCCAGTCGCTTAGTTATTCTAAACCAAACCCGATTGAACCAGAAGATGAAAAAGCAGAGTTAATGCGCGAGTTCATTCAAGCTCAAAAGGTAATCAGCATGTTAGCAGACAAACTATCAAATGTTGGATTGCGAGCAGTAGCGTAAATGCACTTCTATCAAAAAAACATAGGCGACTTTAACAATGCAACACGACATTTAACACGTGTTGAACGCTCGTTGTTTTCTGATGCAATCGAGTTGTATTATGACACTGAAAAACCACTTACAAGTGACTTTGATAAGCTTTGCAGATTGTTATTAGCTAACTCTACAGAAGAACAATCAGCATTAAGAGATGTGTTAAATGAGTTTTTCACTCTGGTTGATAACGCTTATTTTAATAAGCGCTGCAATGAAGAAATACTTAAATATCATATATATATGGATAGCAAAAGTAAGGCTGGGAAAGCTAGCGCTGAACAGCGAGCCAAACAAAAATCAACAGGAGTTCAACACGTGAGCAACAGGAGTTCAGCACGTGAGCAACTAACTAATACCCAATACCCAATACCCAATACCCAATACCAAATACCCAATATAAAACAAAAACCCCCGCGCAAAAATGCGCTTGATAATGGCTTTAATGAATTTTGGAACGCTTACCCAAAAAAAGTAGGCAAGGCGGATGCTCAAAAGAAATGGGATAAAATTTCACCTCCGATTGATGATGTTTTAAATTCAATCGCATGGCAACGTGAAACAGAACAATGGACTGTTAGCGATGGGAAATATATACCAAACCCATCAACTTATATTTTTCAGCAGCGATGGACTGATGAAAAAATAACAGAGAGACCTGTATTTTGATTTACGAAACAGACCGCGATAACTTTGCGAGCTTAATGAACGTAACTTGGCAATCGTGCAAACGCGGCAAGCCAGACCGAGATACAATGAGGTATTGGTTCAATAAGTTAGCCGATTTTGATTTTTATGTGGTTGCTAAAGCTTTCGACACGTGGTTAATGACGCAAGACGAATTGCCCTCATATCATCAAATAAGAAGTCTTTGCCAGCCAAAAATACCCGTTTATGCGGCTTTAGAAAAAAAAGCAGACATCGAGGCAAATAGAAAAAATGTTAAAGAGCTTACGGAATTTGTTGCTGAAAAAATTAAGCCAAAAACAAACATGCGTCATTGGGCAAAAAAAATATTGAAAGAACCTAGTGCCTATCCAGATATTTCAGTAAAATACGCAAGAGAGACTATGAAATTATGACAATATTGAACTTTAACTTATCAAAATCAAATCTGCCTTATTTCATCGAAAAACTGCAATCGCTCGATTTAGAAAAAACAAATTATGTGGCAAACGTAACAGAAAAGAAAACTAAGCGCACGTCCGACCAAAATAGCCGATTATGGAAACTTTATACTGAACTTGGCAACCACATCGGGGAGCATCAAGACCGCGTACATGAGCTGATGGGGTATAAGTTCTTGCGTTATCAAGATGAAATTAATGGCGAGATAATCGAGCGCGTGAAAAGTACAACAAAATTAACAACTGCTGAAATGTCTGAGTATCAAGACAAAATCGAGCAGTGGGCAAATACGATAGGATTTATTTTTAATGAAAACTAAAAAATGCAAAATATGCGCTAAGCCATTCGAGCCATTTAAATTCGCGCAAGTAGTTTGCGGGTGGCTTTGTGCCATCGATTATGGGCTAGTATTAAAAGCGAAAAAAGCAAAATTAGACGCAAAAACGCAACGTGCGGAACATAAAGCCATTAAGCAAAGCCAAAAAACGCTAACTGATTGGCTGAAAGAAGCCCAGCGTCACTGCAATCGATATGTCAGACTGAGAGATTCTAACGAGCCGTGTATTAGCTGCGGAACTGTTAACCCAAACATAAAATATGATGCGGGGCATTATCGAACATCGAAAGCGGCGCCCCAACTTAGATTTAATCTTGATAATATTCATAAGCAATGCTCGAATAATTGTAACGTTCACTTATCGGGCAATATAATCAATTATAGACCACGATTGATAGAGAAAATAGGGATTGAACGCGTGGAGGCTTTAGAAAATAACAATGAGATTAAAAGGTACACCATTGAAGATGCCAAAGAAATATCGAAAAAGTTTAGGGTAATGTGCAAAGAGCTTGAGGCTGCTAAAAGTGATATGCGCTAGATGCGGCAGATTTATCAAAACGCAAAACCATATAAAAATTGGTAACTATTTTTACGGCTCGACTTGCTCAAAAAAGATGGGAATTGCGAAAAACAAAGAGCGCCAAAAAATAATTAAAAATATTAATTTTCAGGTTACAGAAAGCCAGCTTCATTTATTTTGAAATAGTTCTTTACAAAATCAAAGCAATCAATTATTATTAATCAACAAAATAAAAAGGCCATTTTATGATTAACAACGATACGCACTCAACTAATGACGAAATATTATTTATTGAAAGCATCGGCAAGCACTTGCCAGTTAAAATTAAACAGCGAAACATTCCAAAATTAACTTTGTTAAACAATTATGCAGAATCTTTAAAAAAGCGCGTGAAGTGGAATAATATGGACAAATCAAAAATATTGGCATGTGTAAAATCTGAAATAGCTAAAGCTGAGATTGAAAATGCGATTAGTTTGGGATAAGATAAACCAATATGAATATTTATTTATTATGGACGGCATTGAATATGTCATAGTTGAAACAGGCCACGGATTAACAAGACAATATACACTTTTTAAAGATAATTTTTTAATTGACAGCAAAAAAACTAAAGAAGAGTTAGAGGATTTTATATTATGATAAGATTGGATATGCCGAACGACACTAGAACTGAAGTTATTTTCAATCATTATAATCCGCTAAATATCCAAGTTGGCGGCAGCCATTATAAAAACTTTAAAATACAGCCCGTTGAATTTATTGCTGCAAATGAAATACCATTCTTAGAGGGGTGCGTCATTAAGCGAATTTGCAGATTTAAAGCTAAAAACGGCAAAGAAGATTTAGAAAAAGCTAAACACGAAATCGATTTATTAATCTCATT